CGGCATTTGCGAAGTCGCAAGCCGTATTGGTTACGAGCCACATTTCGTTGAACTGCCCACCCGTCTGCTGTACGCCTTGAATGACGTTAATTGCCATGATGAATCTCCTTTAAGTTAATGATAGGGGAGTATTTCATCCCCTATTTCCTTGTTAAATCAAGGAGTTACAATCAAGCAGGAACAATCAAGGCGACGCCAGCATACGTCCGCAGGTTCTTCACGCCATAGACGGTATCCGAAGTTACCAGAGTAGAGAGGTACTCTTGCTTGTACTGAGCCTGAGTGCGAACCGACTGCTGCTCAACAAGGACGTTGGCTTCCTTGTGGAACAACGAACAGACGCGGTACTTGGTAGCCGAGTGACCAGTGAAGTCATACGACAGGCCGAACGCATCAGTTCCGGTGGTAGCCGAAGCAGTTCCAGAGAACAGGGTAGCCGTGGCATCGTCGGTTGCTTCGCAATGCAGCCACGGGCAGTTGGACGATTGGAAAATCTCCACGCCGTACAGGTTGCCGAGGCGACCAGTGCGGATCGTATCGCCGGAACCCACGAAGGCTTGCTCAGTGAAGCGCGGGATGCCACGCAGCACTTTGGCTTCGACCGGGGGGATAACCAGACTCAATTCGCTGGAATTCACATCGCTGTCTTCCAGCAACTGAATCGCGGTACGCAGACCAACATCGGTAATTGCAGTGCCGTTGCCGTCGCCGGAACCGTCGAATGCCGTCGATCCGTCACCACCGATCTTGGCGGTTTCCCACGCATTCGTCAGGGAGACAGTGCCGTTACCGGACTGCCAGTAGTGACCCAACAGCATCAGGTCTTGGTCGACCTGCTTCGCCAACGCATAGCCGCCGTCGTCCGTGTAGAACTGACGCATGGAGGCGTGAGCCTGCATCTCGGCGATATCCTCGTAGAAGCGCGAGTATTCGTAGTGCTTGTTGATGAGAACCTGAATTTCCGAGTTGCTGTCGGCAACAACGGTAACGAGGGTAGCAGCAGCCTTAGCCGATGCAGAGCCACGGGCCGGAACGGGCATGTGGATGGTGTCACCCTTCTTGCCCTTGAAGTTCATGCGGCGGGTGAGGTTGGCGACGACCAGTTTCGCCTTGTATGCGGCAACAACTTCGTCAGACCATTGTTCCGGTACGAAGTAGCCGGCTGTCGATACGGTGGTAATACCAGTGGGGTAAGCCATGAGAGTCTCCTAAAATGTCAGGTTAGACCCCACCGAAGCGAGTGTTACTTTACTCGCCCCTCTCGATACGCTGCGTCAATCTCATTCTGCATCGCATCGAACTTGGAAGGGTCACGAAGTTTCAATCTAATCAGATCAGACCTTCGGTAAACCTTCTTTGAACTCTCGCCAGAACCTCCGGTATCAACTGCGGCAGACTGTAGCGTTTTGGTGCGGGAGGCTTTTTCCTCATCCGGCACCGAAACATCCGGCTTTGCAGCCTTAATCTGTCGCAACTGCTTGAAGGTACTTAACAACTCGTCTGCTGCATCGACATCGTAGCCTTCAGCTTCCTTGAACAGTTTGACCCGCACCTTGGATTCGCCTACCCACTTCGCAAACTCTGCGTCCTGGACGACTTGCCCGAAATCGGGATGCAACTGCGCCAACTTCTGCTGTGCCTGCGCCCGTTGTGCGGCTAGAGCGTACTGCTCGGCCTGTAGCACACGCGGGTTCGACTCGATCTGCCTACGAATTGCTTCTTGCGGGTTCTCGAAGAAATCTACCTCTTTGGGCTGCTCTTCTTGTTCCTTTGGCTTAATTTGTGCCTTGATTAGCTCATCGGCAAGTCTCCGAAGTTCGCCAGCTTCATTCGCGTATCGGCCAAGATTCGACTTGTCCTTTTCAGCGAGTTCGATAATCTCCTTTACAGTTTTCCCGCGATACCGCTCCGGGAATTCCTGAGAGACTATGCTTTCCGGCTTTACTTCGTTACTTTCCGCGCTCTGGGCCTCGATTTCCGCAGCCACAGTTTCAAGTTCACCGACGTCCTGTTCGACGTCTTGGATTTCAGCCATTTGTGCCACTCCCTAAGTAGAAGCTACGATTTGAATGCTTTATAACGGATACTTGCTAACCTGTCAACTATTCACCCCTTGATTCTTTCCGGGCATTCTTTTCACGGGCATTGGCCTCGCGTATCGAAGCCCAACGGTCATAGGCTCCGGGGAACCCCGGATCAGTTCCGTCCAGAGCGATTCTAGGCATCCCGATGATCTTGTTCATCGTCCCGCCACACGCGCATGGGACGCTATCTTCTGCAATGTACCGCTCCGCCGTCCTGCCACAGGCAGTGCACCGCATGTCAATCAGTTGTCTCAAGTTTCTTCTCCTCATAGACCTGTTCGCTCACCGACTGCAAACTTAGTAACCACCGTATGATACTGATTTCCCCGCGCCGAAAGTGAAGCGTCTTTTCGTCCTGTACCGATGAAAGGTCGTTTGTCGCGGCAAGCATCTGTTCGACATCAAACATTAAATCCTTCCACGCTTCCTCTCCCATCATGCTCAGTCGTTGCTCATAATAGCGTTGCAGTTCTGGCGTCATCACAACTCTTCTCCCCAGCGAATAACCACATCGCTTGATCCATTAATTGAGTTATTCGCCACGATCAGATAATCTCCTCGAACCATGTTTAATTCAACATGACTATTCGGGAATTCGTGCTGAACACCAACTCCAGCCTCCACATTGAATGCGTCAATGAACTCCAGGTTAGCAACCGTTATTGCCGTCGCCCGTACCGCCCCTGCGTTCATGTCGGTGGAGTCGGACTGTACATAGCTGTACTTCCCGCCATAGCCTGCAACTAGAGTCTCGCCGGTGATGTCGCCGGCACTGCGAGTGCGCCATAACTTGAACGTGCATTTCTTCGTGTTGTTCAAGCCGATGGAGTGTAGGTGTACCGTCCTCGTATTGACCTTGCCGTTGATCGTCAGCGGGTTGTAGATGACCAGAACAGGAATGTCTGCGCCGTTCGTCGCAACAGCGGCGGCGTAGGCAGATGCAGCCTCCTCGTCAGTCTCTTTTCCGTTCTCGGAGGTGATGTCGCAGCACCCTATGTGGAGTGCCACATCAGCCGTTGTGCGAGTTGCCTTGTAACTGGCTGGCAGTGCTGGATTGCTCATGCTCAACGCTGTCAGTGTGCCTAGAAGCGACATCGTATGAACCAGCACGTTGTTGATGAAGAACAGATAGTTCCCCACGCCGCGCCACTGGTACTGAATGTCATAGATGTTGCCCTTCTGCACGTCGAAGCCCGATACTCCTGTCGTCGTGATGAGTTCCTCTGCGACTTCTACGGTCAGTGACCGGCGAACAGCGTACAGCAATCCATTAGCCTTGAGCCGGAAGAACACCCCCGCGTCACTTGTCTGAACCCCCCACTCGCGTACCCCGTCAGCCGTCTTGCTTGGACACCACAATGCTGACGAGAACAGAACCCCACGATTCGGCTGATATGGAGGACACTCACGGGATTCAAGGATCAGCGCAGTCTTTGCAGCAGACGTTGTGAGAACTCCAGCCCCATCTGTCGAAACAATGTTCGTGCTGGTATAAACCTGCGTCCCATTCTCATACATGAACCACATCTTCGGAGAGATGTCGAAGGTGAACATCCCGTGGAACAAAGACATTGGAAGGGATACCTTCTGGATACCCCATGCGTCCTCTGTTAGGTCGCCTGTGCCAAGCGTACCTCCATTGATTCGCGTTCTTTGCGGATATTCGGTAATCATGTGCCTGCCCTGCCTTCAAGGCCGCTTGCCGTGACTGTGATTCCGGAAGCAGAACCGATACCCAGAATGAAATCGCCAGCATTCAAGACTTGCGATCCTGTCCATTGGATCAGCGTATTCGCCGGAATCGTTACCGTAGGGAACAGCATGTTTGCTGTCGATGCACTTGCACCCGTCGGGACAAGGTGTATTGCTGCCGTCAAAGCGCCGTTCGTCGTGTTCGCTATGCACAGGTCAAGTACCTCCGTACGCATACCAGTAGGCGTGGTGTAGAGGGTTGTTCCTCCTCCGGTAGTTATTGCTCCTTGTGCTAGTTTCTTCATACCCATGCGCTCCCGTTCCAGCGTTTAAGTGTCTTGGCTTGCCATGCTGTTCCAGTCCATTGTTTCAGCGTCTTTGCCTCCCACGAACTACCATTCCACCGCTTGAGTCGTATGCTAACACCTGGTACATAAGTTAATACTGATGTCTTGCCACTTAATACATACGCACCTGCATCACAGGCCAATGTGTAATTGACCGTTGCTGCGCCGGGAACGTAATCCAGTGTTGCTGCATTCCCCGTGTAAGCGTAAGCCCCTGCATCGCAAACCAAAGAGTGAGCAACCTTGAGGCTTGCCGCCACGCCACTGTAACTGTATGCCCCTGCATCGCAAATCAGACCGTGTGCTACCTTCAAACTTGCCGCTACGCCGCTTAGATTGTAAGCCCCTGCAGCACAAGTTAGAACATACGATGTGGGCGAGCCTCCGGTAGATTTTAGCGGTAGAACCGCCGGGGCCATCGACGCACCCTTTGGTGCGTAGAGTATCCCATTACCTCGCAGTCGCAGGCGCCGTCGCTTGGCAGCGGTATCAGCCACAGGTTACTCTCCTACAACGCGAACCAATCCACTATAAGTAGTGATGTTCGTCGCGGGTTTGGGTAGCTCGATAAACGACAGGCAGGCCGAGTCTTCAATGTGCATCAGGTTCAGCGACGTATATAGTCCGTCATCGAGGCAAGACAGGTTTGCCACAGGGCAGGAGTTGATGGCAATCGGATGCCCTATCACCCAGTCCAGCACGCCCGTTGCCACTGCCGCCGAGGCGCTCATATTGGTTATCGCCTTGACTCCCACATCACCAGTCGCCAACGGTGCGAACCATGAACTCTGTCCTGCAGCGAGGTCGATACCGCCCACTACGCACGCCGCGACGCCTGTCGCAAGCGGCATATTCGATGCTGCGCTGTCTTGGTCGGTGTAGGTCATGCCCACCCCCGCACCGCCGCCAGCATCCCAGTTGTGCGCAGTGTTCGCAAGAACCGTAGTTATGCAGGCTGGGAATGCGAAGTTACCGCCGATGTAGGCATCGTTACCCGGCGTGCCATTCTGGTAGCGCGTTGGAACCCCTGTCACCGCGATCTCAGCGCCTGTTGTCAGCGCATTGCCTGCGGCCACGGAAAACAGCCGGTCGTACAGCAAAAGGCTGTTGTTGATAATCGACGCAGCCAGCGACCAGTTCAGGTAGTGCATCGTTCCGGCGGTGCCTAAGTTCTTCAGCCCCATCGCCCCGGTGCTGGTAGCACTCCACGCAGTACCGCCCGGTGCTGCTGCGCCTGCCGCCCCTGCCGCTGGCGAGCCAGCCCGCGACCACAGATCGTTGCTATTGCCGATGGCGTTCGACGCAATCCCGGTCTTCGAGAAGTACATCTGCTGGCCCTTGCCCCCGGTAAAGGCTGCGATTACCGCGTCGACTGAGGCGAATGCGCCAATACTCGCAAGCCTGTGATCTTCGGCTTTAATCATGTCAATCAACAAGCCGAGCACCTTATGCTCCCGCACTTTCTTTTCGGCCTTCAACATCAGCCGCTTCAGGGTTCTCGCCGCACCTTCTTCCTTGTTGCAAAACGATCCCGCCTGAATCTCACCCGCGAAGTCGCCACCGGGCATGATGTAGACCTGTCCAGGCACTCCATTAATTCTGATGGGCCAATAAAACTTTCCATAACCTTGTGACAAAGACTCGACCTTATCCTTGCCGAGCCAGCGTTCCAGTCTGTCGCTGTGAGTGGCCTTGCCACGGCTCATCTTGTGCATATCAAGTCACCGTGAAAACGCCGTTCACCGCATCAAGCGTCGGAGTGAAGGTGTCGCCATTCGTTCCGTTCATCACTACGGGCGTGCCATAGTCCCAATATCCAATGCACTGCGTCAGCGTCAGGTTGTAGAGGATGACATACTGGAATGTGAAACCGCCGCCTGAAGCCGTCCATGTCGGAGATGCCGGAGCCGCGAGGATCACCTTATAGACGCCCGCTGTAGAGACTGCCGAAGTGATCGTGCAATTCACGCCGCCTGCGGTATAACCCCCCGCCGTACCCAACTCGGTAGCACTTGCCGCCGTGGTGTGTGTAGCCACGTTTGGCGCGGTATTCGACAGAATCAACTGCCAAGTATCTGTACCAGCGTTACCGGCTTCCATCATCTTTTCGATGCCCAACTGGTATTTGACGTATGAAGCCATATTGATTTCCTAACTTATGTCATACCAAAGGTCATTGACCGATGGATTACTTGGTGCGACTGCTGAAACTGTTATCTGATTGTTCTGTAGTGACGTTGATACGATGTGCTGAATCTTCCCTGCATCCACTGTTGGCAACTCGCCAACATCAATGATCTTCCCGTCAGACAGCTTGAATACTAGGTGGTCATCAACCGCAATCTCTGCATCAACAACCGAAACTCCATTTTTTCCAGGCTTCCCTACTGCATCCTTCCCGTCGCGTCCGTCTTTTCCATCTCGACCTATCCCGTCGCGTCCAGGATCACCCTTATCGCCCTTCAGACCCCTAGGGCCGATTTTCCCGTCCCGACCATCAACCCCGTCGCGCAAAGGAATCAGCGTCTTGATTTCGTGCGTATCAACCCTGTCAATCAGTCGTTCCAGTGCCTTACCTACCGTCACCGTGACAGCAGTAAGTTTAGCCTCAGTGCTTACATCAGGCTTCAGTAGATCAACCAACCGCTGAAACATCTTTGCTCCTATGCTGCTTGTGCCGCTTGATCCACGTATTCCTTGTCCTTCATGTTCTTCTCGCGTGCTACTTCCATCTGCATCTTGGCGATATTCTCGTTGCTAGTTATGTCCTTCTCGGCGAGCATCAACTCGGCAATCTTTGCCCTTCGCTCGAAATCCCTACCCTCTTGCTGGTCGTCAAGGTTATTGCTCAATGCCGAGATAATTTTCGCTTTTGCCTCAAGTGGTGTTGCTTCAGCTTCAGCCTGCGCCTTCATCGCCTCGGCTTCTTTCTTTGTGGCATCTGCGTTCTTAACCTTCATGTCGAGCATGGCGTTTTGTTGCGCCATCTGCTGCTGCTGCGGATCGGGTTGCGATTGCTTCGCCATCTGCTCAAGCATCTGCTCGCGGTTGTTCAGCGAGGAATTCCTGATTATTCCCTGCATCAGTATCGGCGTCAGCGGAGACTGCGCCCCAAGAGTCTGAATCAGGAATGCCAACTGCTTCTGCTCGTACTCACGCGCAATGATGCCAAGAGTCGCAGTCGGGATGAACTTCACATCAGCACTCGGATACCGCTCCGGTGCGAACTGCATGTATCGCCACGCGGCCTTGCAGATGAACGGGATCAGGAAGTCCTCCTGGAAATTCACCAGAGTACGCTTGTACTTCTTAATCATGGTCGCCGTCGCCATGTCCATGTTCGTATCACGCGCAACCTGCGATACCGATCCATTGGAATCAATCGTCGCCGTCGCCATCAGCAACATGCGCTCGAATTCCTTACTGGTGGTCATCGCCGCACCGTCGTTTGTACCGAAATGGAACGGCAACAGGATTTCATTCGGGTTTCCGTTGGTCATCACGCCCTTTCCGGGCTTGACCTCGAACTTCGCGCCTCGCGGCCAGCGGGTAGCGTCAATCGCTACCATCGGAGCAACCGTCAGGGCCAGTGCGTCCATGTGTGAGCGCATCGAACCATCGACTGCGGCCTGCATATTGGATGCTTTTTCGGCAGTTCCGCGCCCCAACAGGCGATTTGGCACTGTATCCGCCTGATAGCAGATAACCGGCCTGTCCTTCATCATGTAGGGGGATTCTTCGGCTTTCAGCAGTGTTCCGTCATTGGCGATGATGATGATCGCCTCAACCATGTCGGAATAGTCTTCTATGGACTCAGAAACGCCTTCAATTTCAGCAAATTCCTCTTTCGACAGGTACTCACGCGGCACAAGACCGTAGTAGGTCAGCAGTTTTACCTTGTCGTCCTCGAAATTCCTCGCTTCGGTCGTCGCCTCGATGTCGTCAGAGTCGTACATCGCTCCAATATCGACGTTCAGGTACTTTCCAGACGCAATTCCCTGTGCAATCTTGTGGATCGAGACATATCGCTCAATCGCCACGCCCATACAGTCGTCAATCGACGTTCCATTCGGGTCAAACAGGAAATTTCTCGGATTTACCGGGGCCAATTTGACGGAAATCCGGTCTTTTTCACCAACCCCATACGCAGCAGTCTGCGCGTCAATCGGAACCTGCATGGGTTTGTACTGTTTTTCGCTGCCGACAGTGATTTCGGCGATGCCCGTCCCGTAAATCTCGCCCATCAGCGTGATTTGGTCGATACTTTTGCGGATTTTGTCCTGCGCGAAGTCCTCGTACAGCTTCGCTTTCATCACCTCAACATCGACGCTGCCGGTTTTGTCCTCAATATCGTCCTTGATGTCGAAAAACTCGCCCTGGCCGAAGATCGCTTCCATTATCTCGGCATGGCGTGTCTCGATGGCCTGCTGTGTTGCCGGGGAGATTACCCGACTGCGTTCGGATTCCCGTGCCTTATCGCTTGCGTCCCACACGCCGCGCCAGATGCGCTCGTATTTGTCCCACAGATCTTGGTAATTTTGATCCCTATATTCCCGCCACCGCTCACAGTGGTCGCTGACAAAGGCCGTAAGCTCCTTGTCGTTCTCGGTAGGCTCGTAATAGATGGTCGCCGGTTCTTCAGTCGTGTCATCCACGACATGCCCTGTATTCTCGAAATTCACTTTGTCGGCGTCCATCTTTACTCCTTGACTGCGGTAAGAACCTATCCGGTTAGTAACTTATCACACTCCAGCGACTAAATCAACAGGTTCCCATTCCTCTGCTGTTTCGTTCTGGTCGCCATAAATAGTTTCATGGAGATGCGCTATCAAACTTAGCGCGTCGGCCCCGTCATCGTGAACCTTCTGTGAAGGGAACATTAGCAACTGATCCTTCAGCTTGTCATGGTTGCCGTCATCACTGAATATTATCCTGCCGTGTTCAAACCGGCCCTGCAATGCGAAGATCACGCGATTGGCAATTGCATCAACTCCTTTTTTGCTTGAACCGGAAGTCGATATTGCTTCAATGTGGGCATATACATTGTTCTTCCTCTGAAGATCAGTAAGGTACGGCATCACCGCCCTCATCAAACTTCCTTTTTCTATCCCCACGCAGATAGGCTTGTATGTCCTGATCGCCATGAGGATTCTCACAGCAGTTTCCCTTACATCCTTTCGGAACATATCAACCTTCTTTACCCACCATGTTCCCTCGTCAGTAATCTTCACCACCGCAATAGCTGTATCGTCCAAATGCTTCTTTTTATTCGGGTCGCTCACATCCTCGAATCCAGCCAGATCGACTGCGATGTAGTAACTCCCATTCTTCGGTTCAGGGCCAGACTTAAACCATTCTTCCTTGAATATGTCGGCCCCCATCGTATCAAACGAAGCCATGTATTCCTGCTTGAAGGCCATCGTACTCATTGAACGCTTTGCAGCTTCAATTTCAGACCGAGAGATTAATGGATTGTCGTACGTTGTGAGATGCCAGGACTTCCATTCTTCGTCAGTCCCGGCCATTCCAAGGTCGAAATAATCACGGAATAAACTGATGCCAGGATTTGGCGTTCCAATGAATAGCGCAGTACCCTCCATATCCGAAAGTGCAGGCCGGATAATCAATTCCCAAACGTTATCCTTCATCATTTGCATCTCGTCTAGGGTGCAGTGGTACAACTTCATCCCTCGGAGTGAATCAGGAGAGTCAGCACCTCTGACGTAGATCGTTATCCCATTCACCAACTTAATCTCGCCATTATTCACATTAGATTTCGAGATAACCAACGCACCAAGCTCAAGCAGCAAATCCCAACACAAAACTCTCGCCATTCCCTGCGTCGGCGCGACGTACATCACCCCTGCATCTTTGCTTGGACATTCCAATGCCTTTATCAATGTATTAACAACAGAGAATCTAGTTTTACCACAACGTCTTCCGGCGACAATAGTCTTGAACCGAGAATTGTCCTTGATCGCCTCTTTTTGCCACGGAATGAAATCAAATCGTAATTCGCTCATACAACTTCCTGCGTATCAACAACCAATCCTTCAACATCCTTAATATTCGGCGCAGCAATCCCTTTCAACTGCACATCACCAATCACAATTGTGATTCCGTTACTTCCAAACCCACTCGCCCTCTCCTCCCGATCACCCCACTCCACCCGCGACATCTTCGCCGCCTGCTTCCCATACGTCTCCGCCTGCAACCTCGCCAGCGGCACACTCTCCACACTCGCATCCCTCACCACCTGCAATCCCTCATACACCAACCCATCCGCGAAACACCTCTTCGCCAACTCCCATTCCGCCATCCTCTCAGCCTTCCCCTCCAACCACCGACGCATCACCATCCACGGCATCGCATTACTCCGCGCAATGTTCCTAGGGTCTTCACCCTCCGCTACCCGCGTCATTATCAGCGCCAATGCCCCTTCCTCGCCATGCTCAGCAATCATCCTGTCCATTCTCGCCCACCCTTCGTTTGTCAGTCTTCCCATGACTTAGCATAGCATTTTTGTGGATAACTTTTGAATAGCCGTTTTGCGAGGGGATGGGTATGGCTAAAACTCACGCCCCAGCCGACTCAAAGCCCCCCCCCCATCGAGCTAACGCTGCGCTGCACCATGCGCAGTGAGCACTAACCAACCAAGCCGACGACCATGCGAGCATCGCATCGCCCAGGGATACGCGACTAGGTATCGGCAGCTTGCCGGTATCGGATCACGCAGGCCAGCTCCCAGGTAGCGGCATCGTCTCCGACACATGCCAAGGATGCGCGCCAGCTTGCAGGCCGCCGATGCCACTCCGATGCCATAGCGTGCCCAGGGTGCGGCGATTACTGGAGAGGGGATAGAGCGCCTACATGTAGGTCGAACTCGGTACAGCGCCGCCTTGCATCAAGCACCATACGTTACCCGTATCACGCTCCCTAACACTCCCTAATCTGATCTACACTCCCCAAGACTCCCTAATCTGATCTACACTCCCCAAGACTCCCCAAGTAGGGAGGGAGGGAAATAGGGAGGGAAAAAGGGAGGCAGGGAGGGACAGGGAGCGTATTACATTGGTGTTCGTATGCGCGTGTACGGAGGCTTATAGTAAAAGCACTCCCTTTGCCTCCCTGACTCCCTAAATCGAGGTGTTTTGATTGATTTGTGGTGATTTGTGGCATGTAGGTAAGCATCTGCTAATATACTCTTCCAATGTTAGCGAACGATTATCTACTGCCGGACTGCAAATAACTCTTGACAATCGCTTGCGACGGATATACTCTGTGATTGTGGCATCCAATAACGCAGCATTTGAGAGGGGAAATACCATGACAAGATACTTTGAAACCAACGCAGCCCTCCGCATGTATTGCCGCAATTCCGGGGCTGATCCGAAAAAAGGATATAAAACGTCGGTATGGGTCGGTCGGTCGGTCACGATTGTATGGGCATTGGATTGCTAAACCCTAGCGGCCAGCTCCCTCTGGGAGCTTTCCAGTAGCGTTTGAACGGGCGCGGACGTATACCGCGCATACATAGTAAGGGGTACGAAAATGGAACATACAGCAACCTACTCACCGGAAGACAACAAGCTGAGGCTTTATCCGGCTTTCAAACTCGATCAATCCGACTATGAGCGCGTGAAGGCTGCCGGCTTCAAATGGGCACCTAAGCAAGGGCTATTTGTTGCGCCGATGTGGACGCCGGCGCGGGAGGACTTGCTTATCGAAATGTGCGGCGAGGTGGGCGACGAAGACACAAGCCTGGTCGACCGTGCAGAAGCGCGGTCTGATCGTTTCGAGGATTACAGCGAGAACCGCGCCAAAGATGCAGAATTGGCACGCGAGGCGGTTTCTACCATCGCCGATAATATCCCGCTTGGGCAGCCCATCCTTGTTGGCCATCACTCCGAAAAGCACGCACGAAAGGACGCGCAGCGCATCGAGAACGGAATGCGCCGTGCCGTCAAGATGTGGGAACAAGCCGAATATTGGAAACAGCGCGCTGCCGGGGCGCTCAGTGCGGCAAAGTACAAAGAGCGCGCCGACGTTCGCGCCCGCAGAATCAAAGGCCTGGAAGCCGACAAGCGGAAAGCCGAAAAAGAAATGGAACAGTCCACCAAGTTTATAAAGCTCTGGAGCCAGCTTGACGATGCCGAAAAGTGGAAAACCAAGGGCGGAGGCATCCTGTCGATGATCGAACGGGCGAAGTATGTCGCCAATTTCGATAATATAAGCAAATGCTTTTTGCTCTCCGAATATCCCGCAGCAGAAGGCGTGCATGCCTATGAAGGAATGCAAAGCCTGT